CAAACGCGAGGGCGAGTCGTGGACGGAGCTGTTCAACCGGGCCGCCGACGCGCTCGAATCCGCAGACGGCGACGTGAACACGACGGCCGTCTCGAATGTCGATGAAATCGCCCAAGCGACGGCGCGCGAACTTGAAGATCGCATGACGCGGCGGTGAACACGACGGGTTTCGATGCGGGGCCGTCCACCCGCCGCCAACAGCCCCTCGCGGTGGTGGTCGCCGCTTGAGTCACGGCCTTTTCCACGGGGCTTCGGCCGTGACGACGGTGACGCGGCCCCATGCAGTTGTTTCATACCCCATAGCAACACGGACCCCATAGCAAGATGGAGAATCAGTGTACCGCAACCGCGAAGTCGACTGGCGAGCGATGCCAGCGGCCGGCCGTCAAGGGGGCGAATGTCTGTTATCAGCACGGCGGGGCCGCCGAACAGGTCCAGAAGAAGGCTCAGGAACGCCTTAACGAGATGGCCGACTCCGTCACGGCCGACCTCCAGTCACGGCTCGACGATGTGTTCGCCCGCCTTGACGACGCAGACGACACCGACGAGTACGTCAAACTCCTGCGCGAAGTGCGGCAACTCACGACGATGATCCTTGACCGCACCGATGACGGTCCGAGTGAAACGCTTAATATCAGTGGTGACATGACCGTCGTTGAGTTCCTGAGCGGCGCGGGGGAGGGCAAAGACACGTGAGCGCCCCCTCTCGCGACCAGATACGGTCGGACCCGGCGCTGTTCACAGAGTTAGCGTTCGGCCAGGAGTTATTTGAGTATCAGGAGGACTTTCTCGGCACGGACGCCAAACGGAAGGCCCTCATCTGTGGCCGGCAGGTGGGCAAGACGGAAGTCTGTGCGACCGACGGCCTCCACCATGCCTCAACGCGGACCGATACGACTGTCCTAATCACGGCGCCGACGCAGCGCCAGTCATCGGAGTTGTTCCGGCGCGTCAAGGACCTCATCGGGCGGAGCGACCGCGAGTGGGGCATCGATCGGTCAACACAAACAATAATCGAGTTTGCCAACGGCTCACGGATTATCTGTCTCCCGAGCGGCACGGACGGCAACTCAATCCGTGGCTACACTGCTGATTACATCATCGTTGACGAGGCAGCGTTCGTTGAGGACAACGTATTCACGTCGGTCCTACTCCCTATGCTCGCCACCACTGACGGGACGCTTGCCCTAGCTTCGACGCCCTTTGGCAAGTCGGGGTTTCTGTATGAGGAAGCGTGGACTGGCGACAACTGGCACATCACCCACGTCCCCAGTTATGAGTCCCCACTGGTTGATGAGGCATTCGTTGAGGAACAGCGCGTAACGCTCACTGATACGGAGTTTCGCCAAGAGATCGAGGGCGAGTTTGTTGAGTCGGCTGATGCCTTCTTCGAGCGCGACACGATCGCCAGTGCCGTTGACGCAGACGCTCAGTTCCGGCCGGGGCGTGGCGTGACATTAGGTGTCGATCTCGCCCGCCACGGCCAAGATCGCACGGTAATCTTGCCTGTTGACTCATTCGGCGTCGTGGGTAATATCCAGCGGTCGGCAGACTGGTCGCTGACTGAGGGTGTTGAGCGGGTAAAGCGCCGCGTCAAGGAGTGGGATGTTCGACGGGTCATTGTGGACGAGACGGGTATGGGCGGCAAACCCGTTGAGGACCTCATCCAGAGTCTTGATGTGGTGACTCTGTAATGAGTGACGAGAGCCTCTTTGACCGCGTCCGTGACCGCGTCGCCAGTCTCGCGCCCACACAGGACGGCACTGCCGACCCACAGGCCCGCGACGAGGATCCGACGACGGTCGGCCGTGAGGAGTATCGCGAGGAGGTTGACGCCGAACAGGTTGAGCAGTTTGTTGAGGAGTACTATCGCAACCCACTGGTTCGCGTCCCGATCCAGAACTTCGCCGCCGATGTTGCCGAACCGGGCCTCTCGGTATCGGTTGAGACACAGGACGACGCCGATGTGCCGACGGTCCCGGACTCGGCCGCCGGCCGATATGCCGGCGAGCGACTGGATGACGCGCTCGAACGGTGGCTCTCGCAGGCTTACATCGACGGCTTCAGTTTCGATGTCGACGCCGGCAAGCTCATCGAGGAGATGGTCAAGGACCGCCGCGGTCGCCGCGGGACGGCCGTTGTTGAGCACGCGTGGGACGACCCGACCGAACGCGAGCGGCTACTGGCGCTGCGGACGGTCAAAACGGAGACACTAACGGCCTATACACGCGAGGGCAAGGGAATCGTGTTACGGCCGGCTGATGACCCCGACGACTTTGATACCATCGCCATCAACGACCTCGGGGACTACACACGCGACAAAGCCCCGACGACGCCGGCCGGTCACACGGCGGCCGTCGCGCAGTTTGATGAGGTGTTCGGCTCCGAGGACCGCGAGGAGATCCCGTTCGCGCTTGACGACCTATCCATCAGCCCACATGACGCCGACACGGGCGCGCTCTTTGGCCGCCCCGACAGTGCGACGGTTATCAACCGGGCGCGGGCACTCCGACGAAAACTCCGTCACGTTGACCAGTCGGTCATCAATACGGCGTTTGGGAACATCGTCGCCACGGTTGAGACAAATAGCGAGGAGATCGTCCGGAACGTCAAGAATAACCTCGATGTCAACGTCCCCGACCGCGGAGAGGCCGGCGATGCCGACCCGGACAGCGTGAGCGTGACGAACGCGCCCGTTTCGGACCTACATGAGGTATCGGGCGGCGTCCCCGATGTGACCGACATCATCCAGCAGGAGATCGAGTTCATCCTGAGTGCCTTGCCGACGCCGCTGTACCGCGTGGGCTTTGCCGGTGACATCAACCGCGACGTGACGAGCGAGCAGGGTGAGGACTACCGTGACACGATCAAGCGTGAGCGCCGTCGTATTGAGTCCGACCTCCAGCAACCGCTTGTCCAAAAGACCCGCGAGTGGCTGGAGGGTGACGCAACCGGCGACCAGTCGCTTGCGGTCACGCCGCATCTCCGCATCCGGCCCTCGCAGGCCGAGTCGCCACTGCGTGATGAGGAGTTTGATGCCGGCGAGTTCTCCGAGTTGATGAGCGGGTTGTCGACAGCCGCGGGGCCGAAGGGTGGCGCGACAGCTATCATCCCCAAAGAGGAAATCATCGAGACGATGCTGGACATGGACCCCGAGGCGGTCCTGCCCAATCAAGGCGCGGACGACGACCTTGCGCTGCCCGATGAGACCAGCGAGGAGGTCCGCGAGGCGTTCGAGGAGTTCACCGACGCCGACCCCCCGGCGTTGCACGCCGAGACTGAGAGCACCGAGACCCTCGCCAACCGCTATCAAGACGGCGACATCGTCGAGACGCCGGATTCGGGCGTGGGCGTCATTGCTGGCGCGGTCGCGGAGGACCAGCCCGCCCCCGATGACTCCGACCTCCCGGATATTGAGGCGTCGCCGGACTCCCCGACATACGTGGTCGTCACGGAGGAGGACACCGACCGCGGGATGGGACTCTATAAGGCGAGCGACCTCGACGCCACGGAGATCGACACCGAGGTTGACGCGCTCGACACGACCCAAGAGATGGCGCAGGCGGCGGCACTCGCGGCGCTCGCCCCCGACGACTCCCGTGTCGCGGAACTTGACTTCACCATGCCGGAGTCGTGGCGCGAATCGGACACACCGGCCCGCATCATCGCGCTGAAGGCGTTTGCCGGGATGGGCGGGTCTTTCGACGGCTGCGTCCGCGAGATGCGCGGGACCGTATCCTCGCCGGATGCATTTTGTGGGGCGTTCCTCGATGAGGTGCTCGGATACGAGGCGTGGCGGGGCGACTCGCCATTGCCGGGCGACTGACCGCGGCGGATCCACCAGTGTATACCGTATGAGTGACCCGACACGCAACCGTCGTGAGGAGTTCCTTCGCGAGGTCCGCCGGCGCTTTCGTCGCGTCCGCGGTCTCGTCCGCCGGTGGCTCGGCTACGAGGAGGACGTGTTCGGCCTCCGGACCGACGGCGGCCAGCCCGCGCCGGATGACCTTGACGACGATGCGCCGCAGGTCTATCGCTTCCAGACGCGCCGGGAGGACATCGCGGCGTTTCTGCGGTGGCTTGGCGGCGTCGTTGAGCGGGAAGTGCTTGAGCCGGTTGATCAGCGCGCACGGAGGCGAGGCGACCACTGGACGGCCCCACTCTTACGGGCCGCGTACGCACAGGGCTGGAAACAGGCCCGCCATCGACTCCGACAGGCGGGCGTCGCCGTCGGCCCGGAACCACCGGACGACGAGTTGATCCAGCGCATCGTGCCGCGGGAGGCGCTTGAGGAGATCTACACACGCGCATACCGGAATCTCCGGACGGTATCCTCCCAGGCCGCCCGGCCGACGCGGGAAGTCCTCGCGCAATCACTTGCTGAGGGCGTCAACCCACGCGAGGCCGCGCGACGACTCACCGACGAGATTGCGTCAATCCAAAAGAACCGCGCGGAGACGCTAGCGAGAACGGAGACATTATCGGCATACACTGAGGCAACAATCTCACGGTACGAACGCGCTGGTATCAATAAGGTTCAACACGGAGAGTGGCGCGATTCAGACGACGAAAGGGTGTGTCCAATTTGTTCCAGCCTTGATGGGCGCGAAATTCCAATGGCGACCATTGACGAGGCGACGTTCACCTTCGAGCCGGATGAGGACCAGCCCGACTCGCTAGCCGGCGAGTACGCGCTCAAGCCGCCCGCACACCCGAACGGACGTTGCGTGCTTTTGCCGATCATCACCTAATCCGAGGTACATCACGTATGCCTGAGACATCCACCGTCACGAGTCGTATCGCCGGCCTCACCGATGGGCCACAACAAGTCATTTCCGGCGTCGCCGTCGGGGCTGGCGACGTGACGCGCGGCCTCTCCGGCGACCAGAAGGTCTGGACGCCGGAGGAACTCAAGGAGGCCGCCGAGACGCTGGAGGGCGGCGACCTCAAGGCGCTGCACTCGGAGACGCCTGTCGGGACCGTCACTGACGCCGGCTACGTCGAGGGCGAGGGCGTCGTCTACGAGGCCCGCGTCGACGATGCGGAACTCGCGGAGGCCATCGCCAACGGCCGGCTCACCGTCTCCGTGGAGGCCAAACACGCCGACGGCGGGACCGTCGACACCGACCGGGGCGAGGCGATGCGGGCGGCGGACATTGAGTTTTCGGACTTAGCTATCGTCCAGCGCGGGGCGGCCCCGTCGGCGTCGGCGGAACCGGGCGAGGCGGCGGCGCTCGAAGCCGCGCTCGCGCCCGCTGCGATCCACGCGGCGCTTGAGGACGATGAGGAGGATCCCGCGAGCACCGAGGGCGACGCCTCCGACATCGACATCTCGGAGTCGACCGAGGAGGGCCTCGAAAACAAGGTTGAGGAGCATAACGAGGCGGTCGAGTCCGGCAAGCAGGTCACACTCTCGCAACTCAAGAAGGTGTTTCGGCGCGGTGCCGGCGCGTGGTTCTCGTCAAACAAGGGGGCGACCCAACAGCAGTGGGCCTACGCCCGCGTGAATGAGGCGCTCGACGACATCAAGGACGAGAAGGCCATCAACCACGGCAACGATAACGACATCTTCGCCGATTCGCTGGACTATGACCCGCCCGAGTCCGAGCGGTCGGCGGCGGACGACATCCAAATCACCGATGTCCCCGGGATCGACCAACGCCCGGACCGCATCACTCGCGACCTGCTTGTGTCGTGGGTCCGGTGGACGGTTGCGACATCCGAGTTAGACGAACTCGCAAATTGGAACCCGGCACTTCACCCTCGCGATGATGAGGGGAAGTTCGTCGAACGTGGGTTCGATGTCCCTGATGGCCTCGGCCGCGACGAGATTAGCGAGACGCCGACGAGCGAGGTACTCCAGAAGCTCGCGTCCAAGGGTGCCGACGTTGAGGCCGTCCTCACCGATCCAAACGTCCGGATCGACGGCATCGACGACTCGGTCGGGTCCGTTAAGGACCTCGGCGACGGTCGCGGCGACATCCCTGATAACGCGCGCGAGAAAGTCGCCGGGTATGAACTCACGGAGGCCAGCGACGACGCGCTCCGATGGACCGGCGGGGAGGTCGCCGGCGCCCCGGTCGGGTATAAAGACGGCACCGCCGACATCGACGTAATCGAAAACCGGAACGGGAAGTATATCGCACGCACCCGCTGGACGAGAGCGGGGGCCGACACGTCCGACCGGCAAACAACAATCGCCACGCGAGATACTCGCGAGGCGGCTGTTAAGGCCGCGCAAGAGTGGATGGGAGACAACCGCGCCGGCGACGCGAAAGCGCCGCGACCGGTTCGGGAGGCCGAGGGCGCCTCCGCCCGCCCGTCGGTCGACGAGGATGTCATCCGGACGAACACGGAGTTAGAGGAGGCCGCACACAGCGCCGGTACGGGCGAGTATGCGACGTTAGAGGGCGGAAACCACCGGTACATGGGCCTCACCGATGAGGGCTACATGATGTATGCGGTGACCTTCGAGGGCGGGGGCGAGTCCGTCCCCGAGCCGAAGCTCGCAGCATACAAGTCCTCGGTACAACCCGATGGCAGCGTCCGCCCCGTGTTTGAGGGGATCGACAGGAGCGCGGAGTGGACTAGCATAAGCCGGAGTGGGTCATACGATAACCCGATCTTCGGGCGGTTCCGCTTCGGAAAAACGACCGACTGGTGGGACGGGAACGACAACCCGCAACCGGCGACATCGGCGTCCGCGTCGGCCTCGGCCGCGCTCGTGGAGGTCAACGGCACCGAGGTTGATCTTGAAGCGCCGGCGCGCGTGAAAAACGCCATTGAGGCGGCGATGGACGCCAAAGAGGAGTACGCCGACGAGATCGGCGACTGCGGGACGGGCGTCGGCGAGGAGATGGGCCAGACCATCCTCGACGATGACCTCACGCCGGAGATCATCACCTCCGGCGGTGACATCGCCCAATACGGGCCGGCCACGTATCTTGACGGCCACGGTGACGAGGGGCCGGCGACGGATGACCCGCCGACCGACTGGGGCCGCGAGGAGTGGCTCGGGATAACTGACGGCGGGTCACCGCGGTGTGGCCCGGTGCAACTCGGGCTATGGGGGTATTACTTGGACTGGTTTGAGGACGCGAAACAGGAGGTTGAGGCGGCGATGGAGGACTCCGACATGGCAGATGACATGACCGTCCCCGAGGCGTATCGCTTCTCAAACCCCGGCGAGGCCGTCGAACAGGCAAAGTTCCTCGGCGTCGGCGAGGACCGCGATCTTGCGGGCGACGAGATGATCCACACCCGCGAGAGTCGCCGACCGGACCGGCGTAGAGTTGTCGATGACGGCGACCGAGGCGGGCGTGCTGACGGAGGCGACGCCCGACGTGGGCATCGGCGTCCGGGAGTTCATGCACGAACACCTTGACATCGTCGAGTCGGTGGTCCAGAACGCGCTCGGGAAGCCACAGAAGTCGTCGCTGCACGTCGCCGGCGACGCCGACGGGCTGTCCCTGCATCCGTGTTTTGAGGTCGGCGGCGAGCTTGAGGACGCGACGCTGTCGCGGATGGCGGAGACATTCGCGCTCGTGGCGAACCACGGCGTTGCCGTGGGGATGACCGATGGGATGATCGCGTTCGATCCCCGCGACCCGGTCCTCTCGCACGCCGCGCTCGATGTGGCGGAGATCATCACGCGGCGGGCTGCTGACGAGGCCGGCGTCCGCGTCACCGGAAACACGTTCCGGGCCGCGGAGATGCTGGACGACGCCGAAGTCGTCGAGCCGCCGTCACTCCCGGCGGAGGCGGGCCATCACGACATGGGCGAGGACGACGGCGAGGACGCCGAGATGGCCGTCGACGTGGCGATCCCGATGCCCTCGGAGTCGGTGCAACTCCTCTACCCGGAGCAGTCCGTCGCGGCCGACGCCGCCCGCGCGATGGACCTCGGCAACGAGGAGGATGCGGACGGAGACATCACGCACCCGCATGACTTCGAGGGCGAGACGTGGTATATGCCCGGTGCCGATCATGGCATCTTCGTTGACGCCGTCTCCGGGATGGACGCGGGCATGGCCGGTGTTGCGCCGGTCGCGAAGCTCAACGAATACAAGGCGGTCGGCCCGATCGAGTTCCGCGGCACCCGCGAGGGCGACCTCGACGAGTCGGCGATCCCGAGCGACTCCGACGAGTACGAGAGCCATTACTTCAACGCCGCCGACACTAAATCCGAGAGTTCGTTCCCACTCGTCGACGGCGAGGGCTACCTCCGGCGCGGGAACCTCGATGCGGCGTGGGACTTGCGCGGGCAGGGCGACCTCGGGATGCCCCGCGACGCTGCCGAGCGGCTGATGCTCAATCTCGGCCTCGTGTTCGGCCCGCCGGGCAGTGAGGCGAACCCGCTCCCGCAGGCGGCGTATGACGAGCGGGACGATGTCGGCACGCCCTACGCCGAGGAGGCGGCGGCGTTGGCGGCCGTGGTTGATGCGGTCGCCGGTCCCGCCAGGCCCGATGACCCCGAGACGGGCGAGGTCTTTGGCGACGCCGCAGCCACAACCGCGGCGCTCAGTACGATGACAGACGACCCCGCCCACGACGCCGCGCTCGGCTCGTACCTAGCCAATGCGATGGCTGGCAAAATGGAAGAGATGGCGTACAGCGAGGACATGTCGTATGCGGAGATGATGCGCGAGATGGCAAGCCACTGCGGGATGTCGGAGTCGCATATGCGGTCGATCCGCCGCGGCGACACCGGCTGCCCGTCGCTGGAGGCCATCGAGGCGATGAGCGATGTTCTCGACGCGGACATGGGGATGTTGCTCGCGGCGGCCGAGCGTGACGGTTGCGAGTATAGCGAAGCCGGCCACTACGGCGGTGGGTCCGGCGGATCAACCGACTCTGACAAGGATAATACCGAGGCACGTATGGCGGACTCCACGACGAAGGAACTCAAGGCCACGTTGGCCGACAAGACCGAGCGTATCGAGGAACTGGAAAGCGAGATCGCGGACCTCCGCGCCGAGCGCGACGCCGTCGCCACCGAGTATGCCGAGGCACTTGCCGGCACGGACACCGTACTTGACGCCGAGACGATGGCGGAGAAATTCAGCGTCGCCGAACTCGCGGAGATGTATGACGACGCGGTCGACGCCGAACTCGCCGAGGACGACCCTGTTGTCCGGTCCGGGTCCAGCGGCGAGGCAAGCGACGCCAACGCCGCGCTATCGGCGAGCGAGCGGGAGCGCGTTGCGGAGCTTGAAGAGGAGCGTGACGAGTGGGCCGGCCGCGACAGTCGGCTTGCCGAGGCCCGACTCGCAGAGATCGACGATGAGCTTGCCGAGCTAACGGGTGATGCCCAATGAGTCTCAATCCCGGCCAGAGTCTACACCCCGCATCGACGTGCGAGGAGACCCGTGTTGCCGCGGAGGCGCTTTCTGAGGGCGATGCCGTCGCCCTCGACGCCAACGGCGAACTTGTCGCCGCCGACGGCACCAATAACCCGACCGTGTACGGCGTCGTTGGCGATGACCACACGCAGGCGGGGTATGCGGCCGGCGAGAAGACGCCGGTCATCTATGCCGGCCCGGTCGTCGCAAGCGTCGCCTCGGGCGTCGGGGCGGGCGTTGAGGTCGGGTCTGGAGCGACGGACGGGCAACTGTCCGCCGGCGGCTCGGCCAAAGGCATCATGACCAAATACGGCGAGGGTGCCGGTCCCGAGTCGATCCCGGCCGGCTTCGCTCACGTCGACGTGTAGAGCAGAGCGGTAACTAGCGACGGTACTGCGGCATCGGGCCGCGACTCGATTCAGGACTTACATCTATGCCACAAGTCATTCCGGAGAGCAGCGTCCGGCAAGTTGCAGAGGACATCGCGCAGGAGAACACGGTGTTCCGCGACGCGTATCGCACTATCGACATCCCCGAGCGGACCGGCAACACGTTTGACATCCCCGTCCCGGAGGATACGCTCGGCGACCCGACGCGACGGGAGCCGGGGGCCGAGTTTGACTTCGGCCGCGAGGAGTACGCCGCCGTCACGCTCGAACGCGAGGAGTACGCAAGCGGCTCGCGAATCACGGAGGAGGAGCTGTCCGACAACTCCTTTGCCCTCCTTGAGGATCACGTCGACCGCCACGCCCAGAAGATGGCCGAGCGGCTGGACGCCGCGGCGTTTGCCACGCTCGGTAACGCCGCGCCGGCGGCGAATCAAGTCGGCTCCAGCAACGGCGACGATCTCACGTTTAACGATGTCATCGACGGCTTGGAAGCGCTTGAAAGCCGTGAGGGCGGCTACGAGGGCGATACGCTATTCGTCGGGACCGCGGCCAAGAACGGTCTTGTCCGCGACCTTGCCAGCCGGGGCTTTGAGGTTGCTGACGAGCAACTCACGCAGAACGGTATCGTCGGCAACTTCGCCGGCGTCGACATCGCCTTCTCGAACAACGGCCTGCTCACCAACAACGACGCCGTCCTCGTCGACACCGAGTACTACGGCTACGAGGGTGAGTGGATGGGCGTCTCGACGGATCAAGAGGACGACTTCGACACCGCCTCGACGAAACTCGTCATCCGGTGGAAGGGTGACTGGGTTGCGACGCAACCCGAGGCTGCGGTGCGGATCCGCGGCTAATGGATCCGCCGCCGCGGGACGCGATCCGTGAGCCGGAGTCGTCGCTCCGATGTCGGCGTGTCGCCCACGCGCGCTCGCGATTTTTAGACGCGGCCACGCATACTCAGACCCCATCCCCATGACAGTCACCACAGCCGATGTGCGCGAACTCCTGCCGAGTGAGCGCGCCGAGAGCATCGAAAACACCGCCATCAGCGGCCAGATTCACGCCGCCCGCCGACTCTATCGGCAGCGCGTCCAGGGCGACCTTCCCCCGTCGGGGGCCTCGGAGGGCGTCGTTGCTGACGTGGTCACTCGGCTGGCCGCCCATCTCGTGATGACCGGCCCGCTCCGACAGGCCGATTCAGTGAGCGAGGGGGGCGCGAACGTCTCCTTTAGCGGCGAGACGGGGCAAGGACTGTACGCGACACTCCACGGCCAGATGGCGATTACGATGGACCCGACCGGAGAGTTAGACCCACAGGATGATGCTCCCGACTC